TGGGAAGATTCTTGACCACAACTTTAGGAGGCAGAATGTAACCTCCCTCAACCAGTTTAGGTGCAGGAACATTCGCAATCACCTGACCATAAACATAACCATCATTCATTCCAGGCTTGGAGATGGTGACAGAATGTTTGGGAGTGGCAGTGAAGAAGAACACACGACCAGCTTCGTAACTGAAGAACTCAGTCGCGGGGAAGAATTGACGACTCACACTGTTGTGGGCCTCATCGAAATAGATGTTGTCAACCTGAATATCAGCTTCCTGAATACGATGCAGGGAGTGATATGTGGTGAAGATGATAACATTCTCACCAGCAGTGCGGGCAGTGTTGTTGAACAGGTGAATCTGTTCAGGGTTAGTGGTATGGAAGAACTCAACATCACCACTGTGAACGTGCATCACATGAGTGTAAGTTGTATCCATAATCTCAAGAAACTCCTTGCAAAGTTGTTCTGCAAGAAGAATACGAGGAGCAACAACAACGGTGGTCATGCCGTTGTCAATATATTTGCAGTTCTCGATCACATCGTGAATCATGCACAAGGTCTTGCCGCCACCTGTGGGCACGATCACCTGACCTTTGTCATGCACGATCATCGCATCAACAACGTCCTGTTGGTGGGGGCGCAGAGCGTAGGGAGTGTGGGTCAAGTCATCACCGTGTCAACATGGCTAATATACAAAAAAACGACCCTCTAGGCGAGGGCCGTGGACAGTTCTCAGACTGTCAGTTGGTGGCGGTAATCTTTAAGCCTTCGGTACAGTTCTGAATAATCTGTACCTGGTGAGATCGCTTCTTGTTGTCTCTCAGAATAATTAGAAAGTAATTCTAGAGACGTGATTAGTGCATCGACTTCTTGTAAGGAAAGATTCATTGGTTACCACTCAATATCGTTAGTATCTTCAGATACATCCATTAGACGCACACTCTCATCTCCCTGAATATCAAGCATACTTTCCCAGTTGAAATCTTCAGGATGACTATCATCCAAAATATCAAGTTCTAAGACAACACGGTATCGACGCTTTTGCAAGAGTTGAGTCATTGGTCTTAAGGATGAACACCTGACTAATATATCTAGGTCACTAATCCTTGTCAAGGCCCTTCAGGGACTTTTCTGCAATGTGTTCTGTGACAACGTTCATAAACTGTTCCCGAATCTTGTCATTCACATCATCCCCAGTGACTAAACTATAAGCTTCAACTTCTTCAACAAAGTAATACACGTCAGCAATGATCTCCATTGACTTTGTGTCATCAACGTCATTGAAATCGTTGTACTTATCGGTTAGATACTCTTTAATCTTTTCGATTGGGTTCATATCGAGTCACCAGGAAAACGGCAGGACCACATAGTCAGACTATATTTTACACCTTTTGTCAACTCGGTGCAAGTATGGCCATGAGTCACCGTACCTGGGAACAGGATACATTTACCAATAGGAATATCTTTGTTTGAAATGTTTTGTCTTGGGAAGAGAAGATCTGCACCCTCGTAGTTGTCATTTAGTTTCACAGATCCAGTGACCAGTGAAGCATCAGTGTGCAAAGCTAGACTCTTCTGAGTATCAAGAGCATATCTCATCACAAAAGCATCACGCATCCCATACATTTCCATGGGTTTCCAATACTCTTCAATGATTGGATAAAGATTCTTTCTCCAATGTTCTTCCATCTCACCCCACAGACCAGGAGCAAGATCTTTAAATCGAATCTCTTGAGCAGGGAACTTATCATAAGAGAGACTACCCCAACCACCATGTTTGTCAGCGATAGCAATCAAATCATCACACATTGTTGGTGTCATATAATCAACCAACAACATGTCTTTTTCTAAGACCTCATAATTTTTGGTGGGAATGTATGTGATAGGGCTGCCATAGAACGAAGCATATAGTTTCTCAAAATGCTGTTTTGCATCATCACCACCATTACCATGATACATGCAGTTGAAACATTCTGTCCTTGCATTATAGATTTGATTTCTCTCACCAAATCCAAATGAATTTGAATTACTATTAGAAACTACAGGATCATAACACTGGAAGACATAACATTCAGTGTCCAGTCTAATGTCAAAGTCTCCACTCAAGAATCGTTTGTGATAATAAAGTTGATCATCTTCATTATCTTTGATTGACTTGGCAAGAATCTTCTTCAGTTCACTGACACGGCCAATGAACAATCCACTGTTTAGATATTTGTATGGTGATGGTTGAGTGATACCTTTGAAGTCCATTGTGGCTTCAGGGAAAGAATCTGCAAGAGATTCATCAGGCCAACACCATTCTTCCGCAGCAAATAGTGCTCCACATTTGAACTCTAAAAACCTACGTTCAATCTCTTCGATAGGTTCATTTGCAAATGTATCATAACCATCAGCAAACAATACAACATCAGAATCTGGTAGTGTATTGATATAATTTTTCAACAGATTGACCTTCTGACCACCACCAGGACCAGACATGTCTGTACCTTTCCACTCTACATTCTTTCCAATGTTCAGGAACTCAAATCCATTTTGTCTGGAAGAATTATGTAACTTATCACACTTACTATCATCACTACCGACAGTGATAGCATGGGTCTTAAAATCAAGCAAATAAGAATATCTATTGGTAGGATCTACATCTGTACCACCAACAGATCTATCCCATGGATTAACAACATTTTCTTTATAGCCAATCGGTTTCAATCTTTTCATCATTTGTGGTAGATATTCATCCACAGGAATGATGTTCTTTCTTGACTTCTCATTGAGAAGCATCTGTGCAGCCTTAGGAGTCAGAGCATATCCAACTGTCCAATATGGATACTTAGGTTTCACAAATGTGTCATCAATCTCTTCAGACTGATCCATCTCACGGTGACCAAGATACATGAAATTGTATCCTTCCTTGAACTTCTGTTGAATCTCGGGAATCGAGAATCTATCAGTTACAATGGCATCATCTTCAAGAATGATGATTGGTTCATTTAGTGCGATGCATTTGGCCCACAGGTAATAGTGAGACAAGTAACATCCAACCTCACCATGTGTGATGTGAGTTTTATTGATTGGATCAACCCAATCTTTATTAGTATCAAAATTATTGTTTATCAACCACTGGTAGTTGATCTCCCAACCATCAATGGCATCAAACGGCTCATATTCCAGATGATTATTAGTCTCACTGAACAGTTTTCTCCTGTCAGGGCGTCGTTGGAGACTGATTACAAATGTCTTCATTGTTCAGTTCGGAAAAAGAATACTTGTGTCAAACGGCCGTCTTTCATTGATGTGCCAAAATAATCAAGAGATGTATGCCACTGGTCAGCACGAAATAATACAATCCTATTATACACATTCCCAACATTGGCTACAAGATCCCACTTACTGTAGTCACCATATGTTCCTTCAAGTTCAGGTGAATCATGATCTTTACCAGTCAATGACCCATCAATTTTTGAACGAAAGAAACCAGTTCCTCCAGATGTAGGAGCGTCAGGAGTTAGGTATAAGACACCAGCCCAGTTGTTGTATGCATCATTATGTATCCAACTCTTGTTATCCTTAGTTGTGAATTGGAAAGCACCCGTATATCCCTCGTTAGTTGAACCTAAACCACCATCCAACCAATTAACTACTTGATCTTGAATGATATTTTCAAGAGTATCTTTTGTACTCTGATTCAAAAAATTCTGTGTTCTTACACCAGGATAGTTACCAGTGACATTAAATTCTTGAGAAAGAGCAAACTCTCGAACTTCATCTGGGTTGTTGTAGAAGTTATCAACAACAATAATGTTCTGTCTCATCTCCAATCAGGCCCCTCAAACCAACATACAACACTATGACGAACACCTTTTGTAACTGGTGTCACCCAGTGTTCTAAAAATGATGGAAACCAAATAACAGTTCCCTGACCAAAATAATCTTTTGGTTGTTCATTTTGTACGGCGATACTTAACTGACCACCCTCATATTTTGAGGGATCAGTTAATTGTAACACAACTGAAAGCTTTCTATGTTTTGGTGATCCATTCAACCAAAACACATCGTGATGTCTTTTATATTCTCCTCGGTCTCTTGAGTGATATTCACCCAGTTGCATAAACTCAAGGTTATCAATATGAAATCCAAAGAATTGTTCATTCGTCTGGATTGTCATCCGCCACATTTTATCAAAAACGTCGCGGTATATATCCTCTTTCATCCACTTCAACTTACTTCTTCGATAACGAAGATCTGGGTTCTCACCATTCAGACCTTGGTTAGCTTGAAACGTGGGTAAGTTGTCACTTCTTCTCAAAATACTTTCACATTCATCTGGAGAGAAAGCACCTCTCCAGATGGCCCATTCTGCTTTCATAAACTACATCATTCAGTTGGTTTGGGATTTCTGTTCTTTACTTCTGTTCTCTTCGCCTGAAGTTCATCAGTAGCATCAGTTTTACCTTCGACAACTCTCTCCCAGAGAGGCACAATCATGTCCATCAAGTTGGGATATTGTTTCGCTCGTGTAATCTGATATGCATTTGCATACCAATCACTTCTCAACTCTGCAGCTTTTGTTGCAAGTTGATCAGCTGTGGGTTTGTGGTCCTCAGGTGTGTCTTCAGTATATACAATCGTACCATCATCATAATATGTATACTGAACCATGTTTGGTCTGGTCAGATCAAACAAAGCTTTTCTAAGGAAAAAGTGCCTTTCAAAATCTGATTGTTCGGCAGGAGGTGTAGGGATAGCCATTTTATGCTCCGATTTCAAATAGTACTAAACTTGAGATTGCAGATGCAGAGTTATAATCTCCACCTGGAGAGGTTGGCATTGAAGCAGCATTCAGATAAAAACCACCGTTGCTGTTATTCTCCGATGTTGCACGAACTCTAACGGTAACCTGTGACGTAGTGTTTGGTGAAAATTCAATCTGAACTGAGTTCACACATGGTCCTTGGTTAGATCTATGACTCCAACTGTGGTCACCGAAACCACCATATGTGCCAACACCGTTCAATTCTGTATTTTTCTGAAAAGCACCACCGCCAATTGAATACTCAAGGTAGGCCGTAGAGTCATCACCAGACCAACCAGCAAGACTAGCCATAACCAAGATTT